CTCTACCCATTCTAGATATGAACATGAAACAGCAATAGTTCGGTTTATTGATTGGGCTGTTTCTTATGACTCTATTTCTGCAAATACTCCTATTATTGTAACTATAAATGGCTTTGGAAGCACAAGAACTTTTAATGGCTATGTTCATCATATTGAACCAGATATTTCACCAGAAAAAAACTACGTTGATATTCATCTTATTGGGGCTTCTTACGTATTTAAACAACAGTCTCAAAAAATTTGGACAAATACTACAGCTGACCAAGTAATTGCTGATATAGCAGATGCTAATAGTTTTTCCTATATAGCTATTCCAACAACACGTGTTTATGACCAAATTTCACAAGCAGGGATGTCTGATTGGGAATTAATGGTAAAACTTGCTAAACAAAACGGGTATTCTTTAAAAGCCGATAATACAACCCTTATTTTTCAACCACTAACTCAAGACTTTACTGATTTACGCCAAGAAGCTGCTTATTATGCTTTAAGAGGTCTTGAAACAGTAGCAAGCGGTATTTACTCATTTAATCCTATGATTGGTGAAGCTATTCCTTATGCAGATGCTTCAAAAGCAACGGTGGCTATTGCTGGCGTAGATAGAACTTCATCCATTGACCATGCTCATACAAATCAAACACCTATTAAAACAACTAGGGTAAAATCTACTGCACCTATTTTTGACTCTTATCATACACATACAGTTGCTCCTACTTATAAAATTGCTAAATCTGAAGCGGATGCTGCTGATGAAAGAAACAGATATGCTTATAGGGGAGAAGTAGTTATACAAGGAAATCCAACAGTATTGCCAGATTCTCCAATATTTTTAGATGGTCTTGGTACAAGTTACTCTGGATATTGGATTGTATTATCTTCTGAGCAACATGTAAAAGGAAATTCAGAGTATTACTCTACATTAACTGTAGGTACTGACTCTTTAGGACTTTCTTCTAAGTGGACTGATAATAAAAGTGTAAATTTGCCTAGTCAAAATATTAAACGAGTAATAAAGCCAGGAGTTAAACAAAAAAACGCAAAGCCAAAAACTTCTCTAAAGAAAACTGGTCATAGCGCAAAAGAATCTGCTAAAACTCCTTTTTCTAAAGTAAAAAATGTGCCTAAAGTACTTTCTAAATCTGCTCCTACATACAAATGGTCAGGTACTGGAGGAAACTTAAAAGCTCCCCTAACTGTTGAAAAAAGTACGCCACCTTCGGCGTTGGCTAAAATGAGGAATGCTCATGGACGATAATCGTTATTACGGCATTTATCGTGGGGTTTGCATAGATAATGAAGACCCTGAAAGCCTTAACCGCATTAAGTTAAGAGTTCCTCAAGTACTACATACCAACATTACAAATTGGGCATATCCTTGTCTTCCAGTAACTGATAACGCAAACCATCCTGACCATATTGCGCATACCGCAGCTCAAGTAGCAGCTCTTCTTGTAAACCATACGGATGTTATTACAACAAGTTCTGTAAATGATGGTGGTATGGGCTCAAGTTCTCACACGCATACTGTTACCCTTAACGCCCACCATTCTGGTAATTCTGGGTCACTAAAGCACCCACATAAAACAAGTACTGACCCACTTGAAACAGATGGGTCTGAATTAGGGTTGACTGCAGCTGAGCACACTTACCACCGAGGTGTTCCTAATATAAATCAAGGTGTGTGGGTAATGTTTGAAGGCGGAGATTCTAACTTTCCAGTATGGATGGGAGTGTACTAATGGAACGTGCAATTGTTCTACCATTTTCTATAGACAGTTCTGGTTCAATTTTGTCTTCTAATGACCCTAGGGTTATTTGGCAAAGTCGTGTAACTGCAGCCGTTATGACAGAGATGGGTGAAAGAGTTTTTCGCCCTGAATACGGTGGCAAAATTAAAGAGGCTTTATTTCAAAATTCAACTGATGCTGCTAACCTTGTAGAGGCTAGTATTCAAGGAGTCTTTAAAAACTACTTGCCTTCTCTAGCGTTAAACAATGTTCGGTCTAGTATGGACACGCAGAGCGGGGTACTAAGCCTTACAATTGACTACACCCTGCCTAATAGGGAGAAAGCGCAGATTTCTCTTAAAACAGGCGCACTTACCCGTTCTGGCGACATTATTCAGGAGTACTAATGGCATCAAACTACATCCCTCAGGTGGATTACACCTCAAGAGATTATGCCGCTATCCGCGATGACATGATTGCTCTTATTCCATCTCTTTTGCCAGAATGGACATCTACAGACACCTCTGATTTTGGAATAACCCTTATTGAGCTATTTTCATACATGGGAGACATGCTCAATTACTATATTGACCGTTCAGCTAATGAAGGGTTTATCTCTACCGCAACTCAACGTGCATCTGTTTTAGCTATTGCTCAAATGCTTGGTTACACACCAAGCTCCGCTACCCCTGCTACAGTGCAATTAACTTTTAGTAATAGCACAACTTCAGCTGTTACCATTCCAGCACTTACTCAAGTAGCTACTACAACAACTGTAAACGGTGTTAATACACAAATTATTTTTGAAACAGATTTTGACGTACTTGTTTCAGCAAATAGCACTGCAACAGTTTCAGCTACTCAAGGTGAGACAATTGCGTATGAATATATTGGAGATTCTAACGGTTCTGTAAATCAAAGTTTTTCACTTTCTAAAAACCCTTTAATTGCAAACACAACAAATGTAATTGTTGGTTCGTTAGTTGGAGGAATTCCTGTAGGCACAGTTTATACGGAAATTCCATACATTATTGATGCGGGTTCTAATGACCCTTCTTATGTTGTTTATACAGATGCTAATAATATTTCTTATATTAATTTTGGTGATGGAGTAAGCGGTCGTATTCCTCCTATTAATTCTATTTATGTTACATATCGTATTGGGGGAGGAGCTCTAGGAAATGTTGGTCCTGGAACTCTTACTTACCAACTTAATAATATTTTGGCTGGTGTGCGTGTAACAAACCAATCTGCTGCTGCAGGAGGTGCTGATAGGGAGACTACAGACAGCATCCGTATTAATGCTCCATTAGCTTATACAGCGTTAAGCAGAGCGGTATCATTAAACGATTACTCTGCCCTTGCTGTTCAAGTTCCAAGTATTGCAAAAGCCATTGCGGATTCTGGGTCTGCTTATAACAACATTGTTCTATATATTGCTCCATTTGGAGATACAAGTATTGGTACTCCTGGAGTAGACGCTACGGGAGCTGTTACTACAACCTTTAATACTGCTGTAACTGATTTAGTAAGTTATTTAACAGATAAAGCACCTGCAACAACAACTATTACAGTAAACCCTCCTAAATATGTGCCTATTAATATTTCACTAACAGCACATATTCTTAGCCAATATCGTCAATCAGACGTAACAACAGCTATTAATCAGGCTTTAGCAAATATTTTAGACTTTACAAGTGTAATTTTTGCTGAAAATGTAGTTCTTCAATATATACACCAAACACTTGCTAATGTATCTGGACTTGATTATGCAGATATTACGCTTTTAACAAGAGCAGATGCTTCATTTTCAGGTGATATTGCTTCATCAAGCCCAACAATCTCAAATGTTAGCTCATTTTTAAATGTAGCCGTTGGTCAGCAAGTTGCTTTGCTACAAGGGTCTACTGGAACTGTAACAATACCTTCTGGAACAACAATTTCGGCATTTGATACGGGGGCTGGGACGATTACCTTATCTGCTAACGCAGGTGGTAGCGGAACCACTACAGGCGCTAATTTATGGACATCTTCTATTGCTACAACTGGAATTAATAGTATTCCTTGTGCAGTAAATGAAATCCCTAAAGCTGGCGTCTTTACTATCACTCCTGTCGGCGGAATCGTAAGTTAAGGACAAAAATGACAACTGCTTCCTATCCATCCAACATAATTAACTTTGGCCCTGACAAGGTAAACACCGTTGACCTTGTTATTGCCAACGACCCTAATACTCTTAGAGCTGAAGTAGTTGCACTAGAGACCACAATTGGTACTAGTCCATCTGTTTCTACGGCAGCGTCTTCATCTAGCGCTTGGTATAACGATGGGAGAGACTACTCAACAATAGTAGGACGTTTATCAAACATTGAAATAGGAATTGTTGCTGATACCCATACTCAGTATGTAAAAAATACTGGTGGGAGCACAATTACCCCTAGTACAACAAGCACTGTGGGACTTACTATTAAAGCAACATCAGGTCAAACTGCTCACCTTCAAGAATGGAAAGATTCTAGTGGTACAGTTTTAGCTTATGTTGATGCTCTAGGTAACTTTAGCGCTGTTAACGTTGCGGGTGGTGGAAGCACAGGATTTGAAGGAAATTTACTTTTAGGTGGAATGTAATTGGCTACATATGGAATTGATTACTATGGTGACGTTTACTATGGGTCTAACTCAAAAGTAAGTTTTAACGCCACTAATTTTGTTGCAAAACCTTACACTTATTTAACTATTCAACTGACTTGGGACACACCAGCAGGTGCATGGGATTACATGCGTTTAATTAGAAATAGCTATGGTTTTGCTGTTACTCCAGACGATGGAGATATACTATTTGATTTTGCCAATAACGTTGCTCCTTCTTTTTACTTAGACAGTGGGCAAACTCCTAATAATATTGGTCTTAAACCAGCGCAACCTTACTACTACACTATTTTTGTAAGAGACAGTAACACAGGTTTATGGCGTATTGCTGGAAATGCTATTGGCATTTCTGTTAAAGACTATAACACAGCAACTACTATGTATAACTATTTGCCAACAGTTCTTACCTCAACTATTCCTTATGATACATACTTAGAGTCAAACAATGATTTTATTAAAAGATTTTTAAAGCTTTTTGCATTTCAGTTAGATACTTATAAAAGTCAAACAGAAAACGTAACTAATAGATATGACGTTACTAATCTTCATGGTGCTTTAATTCCAACTTTTATGGAAGAATTTGGCCTTAAATACGAGCCTAATCTTGGGCTTAAACAATCTCGTATATTCTTAAGAAACATTTCTATTTTAAACCAAGGAAAAGGAACTAAGCAAGGGCTTAATGAGTTTATAAAAGCTTACGCTGGATACGATAACGTAGTTACCTTAGGCAAAAACATTATGTTGGACTTTAATGACTCTTCATTTGAACAATCTATTGGCAGTTGGGCTTCTGTAGCTAACGCTACTTTGGCTAGACACTCTAAAACTGACTTACCAACAATTGTCCCCTATAACGAACCGTCTTCTCACCCTAATTTTCCAAACGTACAAAATGCTACTTTACAAATAACAGCAACAACTACAGGGAACGTTACTATTGCTCTTTCTGGCGATAACCCTATTCATTACGGTATTCCTGTAAGTGCCTCTACTGCCTATACCTTTACTGGATATGCAAAGGCTGGAGCCACAGGAAGAGCTGTTAGCGCACAAATTTACTGGTATGACAGAAATGGCGTAGCGCTTACCCCATCTTCTTCAGGCTCTAGTGCAAATGACACAACATCATCTTGGACACGGTTTACAACTTCTGTTACCTCTCCTGCTAACGCATTTTTTGCTGTACCTCGTATTAACATTGCAAGTGCTGTAGCTAACGAAACTCATTATTTAGACGCTCTTCAATTTGAAGCTGGTTCATCTGCCACTTATTTTCAAGATGCTCGTCAGTTAGAGATTACTTTAATTGCTAATAGAATTAATGAAATTATTAATCCAAATTTTGAAGCAAATACATCTAATTGGACTTTTACAAATTCAACAGCCACACTTTCTAACAATGAAGTTGGTGTAGACCCAGACGCTCCTTCTGTAAGTATAAGCGGAGGTTCAGCAGAGGTATACCCTATTGCAGCTGGATTAGTGACAGTAACATCTAGTTCTATGCCTATTTTTGCTAATAATGATTACACGTTTAGTATTTATGCTTATGACGATACTTCTAGCTATTCTTTAACGCCGTTTATATCTTGGTACGACGATTCAAGCACTCTTATTTCTACCTATACAGGAACTACAACTACTTCAAATGCTGCTTGGGCAAGACCTTCTATCACTCAATTAGCGCCTTCAAATGCAGTAACCGCAAAAGTAGGACTGACCTGGACTGCTACATCAGCTTTAGATGGTATCTACCTAGACGCTGCGCTATTTGAAAAAAGCGCTTTTGTAAACTCTTTCTTTGATGGTAGTAACGGTCTAGCAGAGCTAAGCGACCTTTTCTGGGAGGGCACAGTCAATGCCTCTAGAAGCCACTATTACAGAAACCGTTTCTCTGTCCAAAGCCGTCTAGTGGCTAAGCTTCCTGATTGGATTAATTACGGAACAA